TGAAACGTAGAACTAGTTCTCAGTAAAGATTCAACATTTGCTATAGTTAGAGTTGGACGACTATGTGCTCCATCACTATTAATATCAATTCCGTCTATTCCTATTGGGAATCCATAGTAAACATTTTTATTAAAAACTACTTCCCCATACTCATCAGTTTTAATATCTGTTCCAGTTACTACCATTCCTGCTTCTGGAACTGCGGGCCAGCCCGTAGCTGGAGTTGTAGCTCCAGTTTTATTATCTATTACGACGGTTTGTGAGTTACTAACTGCACCATTTACTGTAGCATTTATAGAAGCTGCTACTCCTGTAGATCTATTAAGTCCTGTAAGAACTAAAGCAGAATTATCTGCCAAAGTCTGAGGAGTATTTAATGTTATAGTATTATAGTCCGCACTTACTTTTAAAATTCTTACGGTTGTAGATACTCCTGAGTGAAAATAAAGAGTTGTTGTATCACTATATTCTAATTCGAATAAGTCAACAAAGGATTCAGAAACTTCTAAACTTTGAAGATCTGTTGAAATTAAATTATCTTGTGTCATGGTTGATAAACACGTACAAAGCTTGCCGACATTGAATAATGATCACTATTAGAATACTGAGTACTCCATTCAGGGCAAACTACACGTATTGTTTTCTCTCCTGTAGTAGTTGTATTATCTGTATCAGGAATAGTAAAATTAAAACTTGTTACTCCTGCTTTATCGTCAAAAAATTTATTAATATCATCAATAGTTGCTTTGGTTCTGTTTACAAAATTAAGTGTAAAAGTTTCGCTAATAGAATTAAGACCCGACTTAGCTCGCTGTTCATATCCATCTCCAAACTTTGCACTTTTTACAGTAGGTTTAGATGAACGTGATAGAGTTTTATCGGGGATTATAGTTGCGCTAGTAATATTAGTGCCTGAAATTGCGAATCCAATTGCCATTATGCTGCTCCATAGGGATTGAGAATACCACCAGAACGTTTCTGATATTGTAATTCTTCTTGTACTGCTTTCGCAACTACTTTTCCTAAATCTTGTCCCATTCCTTGACCTTGTGACTCACTACTTGCATTTCCATTATTATCAACATTTACATTGACTGTAACATTATTTGTACCGCCACCTAAGCCGGTTCCTTGTACTGGAATAGCACCTCCACTAGGTAAGGGAACAACTGCTTCATTACCATGTAAAGTAGCTTGGTATCCAGAACTAGGACCTCTCGCTACGCCTCCTACGGTATAACTTCGTCCCTTAAGTTTAGGAGTAATACCTCCATCTGCAAAACCTAAAGCTCCGAGAGCTTTTAGCATTAGACGTTTTGCAATAATTTTTGCAAGTTCTGCTAGCATAGATTTTGCCATACTTGCGAAAGCTTCTTTAGCAGATTTTGCACCCGTAATCATATCTTCAAAAGCACCACTCATACTGCTTTGAATAGTCTCGTATAATGCTGATGTTTCTTCTAATTGTAGATTTAAATCAAAAGTTGCTCCGGCTGCTGCCATTGCATCCTTTTTTTGTTGGTCTGTTGCATTTTCATCTAATCTACCTAACGCTTGCTTTTGAGCTTGTTTCCTTGGGTCGAGTGATAACTCTCCTAATGCTTTTTGTGCGTCTGCTTGCTCATTTTGTAAAGCGTTAACTTGAATCTGATTATAATTTTTCAAAGCATGTACTTGATCTCGCAAAACTTGTAATTTAGCTTTTGCTGTTACCAATCCTCGGTCGGCTGCAGCTTGTTGAGCTGCAGTTCCTGTCTTATATGCTTCCCTTTGCTTTGTCTCTGCTGCAAATTGATCATTTATTGCTTGGTGTATCTTTCCATTTGCTCCCTCTATTGATTCTATTGTTCGTTGTCTTTTTTCTAATCCTAACTGTACTTTATTTCTTCCTCCGCCACCCAGCATAGATTCCTCTCTTCTTCTTCGAGAATCTTCTAATATTTGTGCTTCCAGCATACCAGTTGTATCTTGACGAATTGCTGCTTGAGCAAGCATAAACCCAAGCCTCATTTGATCAAGGTGTGCCTTTTCCCTAGCTAATCTAACTTCTTCGGTATCTAAACTTATTTTATGCTCTGCTAATTTAACAGCATTTTCGGCAGCAATCTTTGCTTGTTCATTTATCTCAGTTTCATCTCTTCCATACTCCTCTCGGGCTGCTTTTTGAGCTGTTTGAGCAACCAGTAAGTTTTCTTGTAGTTTTAAAGACTTAGCTTGTCTTCCTAGCTCAGCGGCTTGAAAATTTGCTAATTTTTGTTCCACTGTTATTCCAAGAGTTTTCGCTTGTGCAGCTTTTAATTCTAAACTATTTCTCTTTTCCATCATGGGTCGAATTTTTTCAGAAAGCTTATTCATAGCCTTCTGAATCCTCATAGTTCTAGCTAATTGCTTAATTGCGGCTTCTAAAGCTTTATTATTATCTACAATTGTTTTGCCATACTCATCTACTGCAAACTTACTATTCTTTATTTCTAAAGTTATTTTATTCCATTCTTCTTGTGCTTGTCTTGCTGCATCTGGATCATCAGTCGAAGTAAACGCTATAGTACCACTACTTGTATCTACAAACTGTTTATTTTGGGCAAGGAGATCTCTTCTTTGTTGATATTGACTCCTAAGTTCAGCCTTCCTATTTATTCTTGCCTGCGCAATATTACCTTGCTCTTCTGCCATACCTTGAAGGCCTTCTGATTGTACTTTTATAGACTTAGCGCCTACCATACGTAATTGTGCAGTTGGATCAAATTGAAGCCCCTCTCCAATCAAAGCTCTAAGTTCATCATTAAATTCTTTAATACTTTCCTTAGCCTTATCTACACCCATACCGTAAGTTTGCCATTTTTGTTGTACTTTATCTAACTCAACAGCTTGCTTTGCAGTTAAGTGCCCTTGTTCTTCAAACAGCTCTACATAAGCCTGGACTTCAGGGTTTAATTGTGCAAGATTTTTTAATACTTCTAATGTACCATCTGAAGCTTTTTGCCAATGAGGATCTTGCATAGCTTTTCTGTGAGTTTCAGCAGCCTCTAGTCCCACTTTATTTAATCTTCCTATAAGAGGAATCGTATTTACTGCATTATTAAAGGCTTGCCCCATCCATTGGGTACCTGGAACGGGTTGATTTAGAAATGATTTAATGTCATTTAGTAATTTAGTAGATTCTTTTTGTGCAGGAGGCGGTGTTTCTTGAAGTGTTCTTAGCTCCCGAAGCTTACCTATTATATTGGTACTTGTAAAAGCTTGCCCTATTTGTTTAACTTGCTCTCCCAAAGTTAAAAATGATTTATACTGTGCCATTTTCTTAAGCTCTTCATTCAGTGTTTTATTAGATTTTTCAAGCTTTTCTATTCTTAGCTGTAACTTTTCCGCCTCTTCTCCAATAGGATAAAGTTTATCTAACCAACCGAGTAGTAGTTCGCCAACCATAGCTCCTAAACTTAACCACATTCCTATTGAAAATAATTTTGCTAGGTGCGTTCCTATATTACCTACAAATGAAACCATGGAGGTTCCTAAAGACATTAGTGCTAATTTTGCTTCTTGTACATAATGCTTTACATGTAAACCCAGCTTTTTCCATGAATTACCATGAGCTGCTTCATGCTTTTTTAGAAGAATTCGTCTTTGTGAATAATTAGTTTCTAGTATTGCTAATTGTTGTGCCGTAGCCCCTTGTAGGTAGCCTGTTAGAACAGCATTATGCTCTTTCATTTGTGCCTTGGCATTGTCAAGAATTTTTCTAGCATTATTTTGAGCTGCTTTAGTATCAGAAGTGCCTAATAAAAATGCAGCACCGGATCCTTTTGATGCAGATGTCGTATCTTTTCCTAATGAACCTAAAACACCTGCAGAACTTTTTCCTATAGAGGCAGAGTCCCTTCCCATCATTGCAATGGCATCTTTTGTTTTATCTATTTCACCTCTATAATCTTTTAAACCCTCTCTTTGCGCCTCTAAACTTTTATTTACTTTCTTTCCCCAGTTTTCGAAGGAAGGAATAAGGCTCTTAATAATAGGAAGAGCCATTAAAGTTAAAGCAGCAGTCAAAGCTCTTGTGTTTCCAGCAAGAAAATCAAAAACAGGTCGCAATCCTTTCATAGCCCCAGTTTTTATAGAGTTCATTAAATCATCAAAACTAACAAGAAATTTATTTAAAGAGGCAGCAGAAGGATCCATTATTTCATTAATAGCTCCAAATTTTTCTTCTGCTTGTGTTAAGGTTTCGATTGCTACTGCTTGGCTTTTCTGAAAAGTAGTTAAATCATCTTTTGCTAGTCCTAAAGTATCGGCATATTTTTGTGTAGCATCATCTAGTCTAAGAATAATACCTAGTTCATCTAACAATTCTGGTTCTGCTTTAGTAATACCACGAACTAAACGATTAAATGAATCTGTTAAGTCTCGTCCCAAAGCATTTGAAACATTTTTAGCCGCCACTCCTAATCTATCTAATTGTTCGGGACTTAATCCAGCAGCTGTACCAATAGCGGCTGCTTTTGCAGCTTCTGCATACGCTATCTGCCCTCCGGTTGCTTCTTTGATACTTGCTGTAATTGTTTTATATGCTACCCCCGATACGGCTCCTAATGCTTCTTGACCCGCTATAAGGTTAACAACATCACTTGCACTTTTAAGAAATTGAAATGCGGCAGACACAGCAAACACCTGGGCTGCTAAAGTTGCATAAACACCAACTAAGCCTCCGACTCCTTGTTGCATTTTTGAGAAACTTTTTACACCACGGTTAGACATATCCGCAGCGCCGCCCATATTTCTACGAGCGTTGTTGGATTTATTACTTAAATCATCCATGCCCTTGGCGGCTTTTTTAGATTCTACTCCTACTTTCTTTAGAGTACCATCATCATCTGCATGTACATCTATTTCAATTTTATTCTTTTTTGCCATTATCCTTTAACATTATGGGTGTATGTTTGTCCACCGCCTGTTTTAGATTTGCGTTCTTCTTGTTTACGTTTTCGTTCTGCTTCATCAGCTGCATTCTTTACTACAATTCTTTCAATTAACTTCATGAAATAAACGGTTATTTTTTTATCTTCTATTTCATGCAGGTTTAGAAAAAACTCACAAGAAGACCACTCTTTACCTAGATAGGTTCCCGACATTCCATCAAAACTATCTTTTAATTGCCCAAATATAAAAAATGCCACTTGAACCTCCTCAGGGTAGAGGGTTTCCTGTGGCATTCTTCTGGGGTCGGGGGTTTCGCCCGTTTGTTCACATATTTTTAAATATGTTTCAAAATCAAGTTTACTTGAAGAATTTTGTGTGTCTGCAACAAGCAGCCTTTCTATTTCAGCTACTTGTTCTTCGTAAAATTTTCAAGATCACCTACAGTTTCTGTTACCCACGTATCGAAATCATTCGCATTTTTCATGAGCATTTCTGCATTATCTGCAGTGTAGGGCAAACAATCATCTGGGTCAAAAGCCGCAACATCCACCAAAAGAAGCTCTTCTAGGTAGGAATATTTTAGGCCGCTCCACCCTTTGATAATGGCTTTGCAGTATTCTTCTAAGAACTTATCATCATCCAGATCTTCTTCGGGTTGGCGAGTTTTCTTGTTCCACTTTGTTCTTAAACAACGCTTTCGAAGTTTAACTAATTCTTCTCTTGCTAGATAGCAGAGACTTACAGTCATTCCTTCATACCCAGGGTAGTCAAGAGTTAAAGTTTTACTAGGAGTCATTAAACTCGCAAGTGATACAGGGTCTTTTTTTGTACTAGTTTGATCTGGCATTACATGAATCCTTATTAAAATTTATAGAAATAGTATAATTCAAAAGACAAGAAATGTCAAGAATTATTTTTGGGGGGTGAAATGAAAAAAGGGACCGAAGTCCCTTTATAAGCATTTAATATGAAGAAGGTGGGAAATAAGTAATTGTCTGAATTTCATCCGCATCACCCAAACTAGTAGGCAGAGCCTGCATATTAGTTTCTAGTGATATAATATCTTCAATTGAGTGCGTAGGTACTTCAATGTGTGCTGCCGGTAGTATGAGCTGGAATCCAGCATCAGTACCAGTGGAAACGCAAGCTGCACTTCCTCCAACATCCATTGTTATCTTGAACTTATTCACAACTTTTGCTAATGCATTTGTACTTACCATATCGGTGAAGAATTGTCGTGAGGTTCCATTCAATCCTACTTCACCAGCAGCATCATCAAGCGTTAGATAACAAGTAGCTGCAGCAGTTGCAGTTCTTGTACCTGTTACGTGCTCTAGTGGCTTGTTAATTGCTCCTAGTTCCTCAGGAACTAAATAAGTAACATTATTGGCAATTGTAAAACTTCCACCAGTCAGGGTTAAGCTGTACTTACCGTTAGCAACCGTACCTGTATTTGCATTATAAGTACCTGAACCAATGGCTACTAGTCCTGTTGCACTACCTAAGTTTTCTGCATTTGCTTTAGTACTAAACAAAGCAAATTCAGTAGTTGCATTAGTAGTGCCTGCATAAGTACTTGTCTCATCACCTACTCTAGCAAAGTGATGAGTACCATTTAGGTCAGTATTACCTGTACAACCGGTAATATGTACTTGATCTCCAGTTTTAAGATTATGAGGAGTACTTGTAGTAATAACCTCATTAGTTACATCAATTGCACTAATAGTAGCAATCGCTCCTGGAAAAGTACCACTAACTTTATCTGCAGCATCTGCTGTTTCAATACCAACCGATGTTAAACGGTTACGAATAAAGTTTTTAGTACTAGATATTCCTTCATCAATTGCTTGGGTCGCAGTATGAGTACCGCTAGTATTTATCGCAGTTAACCAATGCACAGATCTACTATTCAAAGTATTAATCCATAGATCTCCTATTACAGGATCTCCACCGGAATCAACCCTATCAGTAGCTCCTGCTAAAGCTGAAGGTGACGAAGTATTTCCGTCTGCAATACAAACATTATCGGAAACATCATTAATTTCTTTTGCGAATCCTGACCAGTTTAGTGTTGCAATACCATCAACATCAAAATCAATGCTAACCTCATTAACAACAGCTTCTGGAAGACGATACACTAAAGGATTAGTAGCATCCGTATCAATCAAAAACCAGAATACTAAACTATTTAAAGCGGAGCGGTTAGATTCTGTAGTTACTATTTCCATAGTATCAGCGCCCGGAGTTAGTACTGCACCGGAAACTGCATTTGTCGCCCTAGTAAATCCGCCTGTTAGTGTATAAGCATCTGCTCCAAACATATGTGCCCAAAGTACTTCTTCAACACCGTGAGCTTCAGATGCAGAATCCGCTTGCTTAACACCTACTCCACTTGATAGAGAGGGCGCTGTACTTTCGAAGGGACGAATATAACTACTAAACGACCATTCTGCAGGAGCTAGTGAGTCCGTAAACATACGACGTCCTCTACGTGATATACCTGCCGTACTTTCCATTTCTGCGAGTGTTATCTCAGAAGTGTTTGTTGTTTGAGAAAAGCTGTAGCCATCTAATATAGGAATCTCCCAAAAAGCTCCTTTACCTAGATTTGCAGCATCCTCAGTATTATCCGCTGTAGCTCGAAATTGTACGAAAAATCGAGTATCACGACTAAAATATAGCTGATCTGCCATAAATTATCTCCTATCTACCTTGAAAAGACTGGGTCGTGAACCTTTGTTCGTGCCAGAATTTTCTAATATCGAACCTCTATTAGGATTTCTCCTACTCCTAGAGGATCTAACACACCTTCGTCAGTATCAATACTAACTATTGTGATTTGTTGAGTCGTTTGTGTAACTCCATTTCTGTCTTTATACTCCAAACGACTGTTATCTTCTAATGCAGTCTCAACATCTTCTAATAAATTATCTAATGCTTCTACTGATTCTTCCTCGTTCACATAACAGCGTACTGTTATATTTAGAAATCTATTTTTATAACCCCCTGTTTGATACTCTCTACTTTCAGCACCAGCGTTTAAATGTATAGCTGGAAACTCTTCAACTTCATCCCAGAATTTTAACCTAGCACTTGTTTCTGCAACTGATGATCTAAATAAACCCCGCCCATCTATTTCTGCGAGTTTATCTGCCAGTGCTTTTGTAATTCCTGATCTACGAGAAGTATAGGTTCTGTTTGTTACCATTATACTCTCCTAGTATAAAATCTTCCTAATGCTAAGTTGGCTGCGATTTCTCGTATTGATGCATCAATTAATTGTCTAGGATCTCTATGTCCGTCTTCCCATGGCTCTCTTCCTGCGCCTGATTCATATACTTGATAGGGATTTTTTTCATAAGTGTATCCAAAACTTGGAAATCCTCGAGCCGTTCTAGTTGCTTCTGTTATTCTAACACTACTTGCAAATTTACCTGTTTGATTTTGTAGTCGAGGAGCTTTCATATTTTTCTTAACAGTTTCTGGTAGTTTCTGGTTTATCATTACCATAACAGTAAACATAGACTGTTGATTTGTATCTTTTGCACTAAATTGTTTTAGCCTACGTTTACGACCAATAGATGCTACATTATTTGTTTTTACATTATTTTTTGCTTTTTTATTTAACTTGGACGGTTTTTTATTATCATCAATTTTTATATCTTCAGTAGTAACCCGAGCCCCTTTTATTTTCTTGAAGGGATCCATTATTTTTTTCACTACTTTTTTTCTTGTTGCACCCGCTAAAGAGTCAGACCCTTCTAGATTAGGAATATCTAATTTTTCTAAAGCATTTTTAAGTGCTGTTCTTATTCCTTTTTCTTTTTTTCCGGCTTGTTGTAGATTTTCAAGAGCGGAACCAAGAGATACATGTACAGTTCCTTTTTTTAAATCTTTTATAACCTCTAACTCTGTTTTTATTTCTTTTAACGCCGCTCTGTTTTTCTTACTCAACTTGGAAAAGTTACCTCCAGGCATCCCTTGTTTCGTTAAAGAATCATGTATTGCATCATTTATCTGATGTGCAACATTAGAACCAACATGTTCTAAATTAAAGACAGCCCCTGCCCTATCTGCGTCGACATAACCTCTTCTTTCTGACTTTCTAATAGGTGTAGCGCCTAATGCTGCTACAATGTTCGTGTAAAAAGTATTTAATTCTGTCTTATACAGGTTAGTAATTGATTTATAAATATTCTTA